ATTCTAGATTCTTCTTTTATTAAAGAACCAAATACATCTTTTTCTTTTTCGCCAATTCTTTCCTCCATTGCTGATAGAAAGTTCATTGCTTCAGATCCGCTTAATCCTTGAGCTAAATCCACAGCACCAAACCTCATTTCTGCTGACTTTTCTAAAGCTCTTTTTTCTGCTTCCATAGATGCTTTCATTCTATCAAATGAACCTATGCTTAAATCTTGATATTGAAAATTTTGCAACCCCTTTCTTGCGTCAGAAGCCATTTTACTGCCTCCTATAAGCCCTTTTACAGCGCCTGCTGCGCTTGCTGCAAATCCTAATGTTGTTAAAAAAGGCATATTTTTATTTTTAAGTTATACAAATATACAAAATTACACAAAGCTCTTGATTACTTCTGAGTTTACTGCATATAATTCAACAAAAGATGTAGAATCATTTGTTAATTTTATTTTTGCATGATAACCTCGTAATCCAAAAGATTCTGACTCTGGATCCTTTACAACAAAACAGAAATCATTAACACTTGGTATGTTTACTGACGCTGCTGTTGTTATAGTTTTTTCACTTATATCATCAATTACACCTACAAGTTGTGTAGATCCATCATTAAAATATAATTTATCTCCACCTCTATCTTGGTCATCTCTTTTTAATACTTGATTTGGTATCTTAGATGAAAAAGTATAGTTGTTTGAGGATGGTATAGATTGCAAAGTTCCTAATCCAAGTATTGACAATTCATTAAAGTTTAAACTATCACTAGACAATCTTCTTATATATGCATATTTCAATCCTTCTTTATCTTGAAACTTATAATCACCAGACTCTCCTATAGCACCACTTTCAATCTCAGTGTCTAAAGTAACATACCAATTTGAATTATTAGATTCTAATGACAATGTTTTGAATAATTTAACATCAGACGGCCCGTCATTTGCAGAGTATTCTATATTACACCCATAGCTGGTTCCGTAAAAATTTGTTCTTGTATCATTGTTGTCGTGTAAATATAAATTACCGTTCTTAAAACTATAAAAATTATTACCTATTCTTTCCATCCATTCTGGTTCATATGAATGAAAGGATGTCCATGCGTTGTTTATTTCATCAAAAGTTATTGTAATTGCCATATTAACAGTTTGTTGATGTTCCTAAATTACCTGATCCGTCTACTGGTCGACATTCAGTACCATTTGTATAAAAATTAGCTGGTGCATTATTTAAACCTGCTGAATCTGTATACAGTTTCGTTGCTACACCAAATACTCCCGCATCCATAAAGAAAGTTCCTGATGGATTACTTCCATAATTGCTACACACCGTTGCGCAATCCACACTTCCGTATTCTAGCGTTATTGATGTTGTACTAGGTGGGTTAGTTGGTGATTCTTCTATTCCTATACTAACGGTAGCTATTGCAAAACATGAGCCATCTTTAGTCACCTTATATGTAAAACTGTCAGATGTTGTCGCAGTATTATCATGGTCATATGTAATAGTGTTATTTGCATTTACAGTGGCAGTTCCGTGTGCTGGTACAGTGTGTATAGACACCGTAAAAGTGCCTGTTATTGTGTCATTTGCAAGAACATTTATTGTTGTTGCAGCTCCTTTACCCAATCCTGTCACGCTATCATTTACTAATGTTGGTATAGCGTCTTCATAATCAAACACAATATAAAGATTATCATTTGAAGAACCTTCATTAAATGTAAATGTTATTTTATTTTCTTCTTCTGTTGTTGTCTGTGTTTTAGTAATAGTAGGGTAAGTCGCATTAGATACAATATTACTTACAGTTAAATTAGAACTTGATGAAACAAGATAACCTAATCTATTACAAGAATTAAAATCGCCTGAATGATAGCCTATTTGTCGCAATGATGAAACGGTTACAGAATCACCATCAGCAGGAATATATTGCGACCCTACGTCTCCTGATATTGTTTCATTTCTTGTTACTTCACTTATATCGAACACATCTTCATCTGAATAGTAAGAATTAGTGCCAACTTTGAATCTATTTATTATAGATAAATCTGCATCATTTACATCATTTACTACAAGTATAGTAACGCTTCTTGTTGCAACTGTTGGACAAAAGTGTTCTATGTCTATGTTTCCAACAGAAACAGAAGTCAAAGTAATGGTCGCAGTGCTATTAGCTGTAAATGCTATAGTAAAGCCACTGTCTCCTGATGCACTATGTGTAGTTGTAGATCCGTTAATTGTAACACTTATATTTACAGTTCCTCCTGCTATGTAAGCTAAGGTTACATTTCCTGCTTTACTAGAAGTTAAATTATATGTGTATGTCTGAGATGCAGCAGTGAAATATTTACTTATTTTAGAATTACAATCAAATGTTTCTATAATTGTTGGGAATGAACTTTGGTTCATAGATAAAACATACTGATGGTATTTTGGGTCAAATCCACCTATGTTGTATGAATTTTTATAACTAAATAAATTATTTTTAAAATAAGACTTTAATCCATAATAGGATATAGGAGTTATACCATCACCTGCCAATCTCAAAACTACACCCCTGGATGCATCAGTAAAATACATTCTCCCACTATAATAACTAAAGCTTTCTGGGTTTTTAGATATTCCATATTCTCCTGAAAAAGGCACATCTTGTCCCAGAACTTGTTCTATTCTTTGTAATGATGATGATCCGTCTGCCCCATATAATAAAGCCTTTCCAAATAATACTTTTGACACTCTATCTTCTTGGAACACTATTAAATCAGACTCTCTAGAAAATATTTTTTGAATACCGCCAAATTTATTATCCATGTTTTTTCTGATACCTCTTGAAGCATTGAATTCATTTAATGAATTGTAGCTACTATTAGCATTATACCGCTGTGAATATATAAGAGTGTGTGGTAAATTTAATTTTTTGAAACCATCTAATAAAGCAATGTTTGGTCTATAATCTAAATCATAAAATGGAGAAAGTCTTTCATCTCTAATCTGAATACTTTCAACGCCGTTGCCAAAAGAAAAACAATTACCTATGTTTAAATCACACACTGCTGGGAGTGAGGATGTTTGTGTTTGCGTGTTTCCTACATGAAACCCACCGATTATGTCAAATGTTTGTTCTGTTTCGTAATAAATATCTGTATCAACTTCTTGTGGGTCTGATTCAAATACAAGATTACTGCTAACTAAGGCAATACGTATCTCTGCTTCTATCCAACCCCTCTCTAATCCTCTTGTAAATTCTGTACTTTTTACATTAACAGAGTGTCTAGTAGCTGTTCCTGAACCTGTCTTTGAAAACGTCAAATGAAACTGGTCGTTTGGGTCTACATAATAATTTTCTCCAGAAGGTTTTCTCCATGTAGTTTCTGCCTTAAGAAACTTTTCTATACCAGATTCGTTAGCATCACCTGTATATGTTGAGTTTGATACGTATGCTTTTTCAAAATATCTTGCATCATCGTTGTCTGCATCTGCACCTTCCCATGCATCAAATTTGAAAAATATTCTACTGCCAGGTTTTATTGTTGAATGATCGTAATTAAAGCCGTCTTTTATTTGAGCTAATCCAAGATTATCTTCTTTTGGTAAATCAGTATTTACATTACCTTTGCTTTTTGTGCCCCAAGGAATATGACCACTATTTTCATATGAAGCAAAATTCTTTGGGTCATAATCCATTTTAAATCCAACAGGTTTTATCTTCATGTAAACTCCTGGAAGTTCTTTTACAGGGTTGTTTCCTGCATCTACGTTTCCTTCTATCCACCCTTCATTTTCATCGTCTCCAGCAAATCTTTTGACCTCTTCATCTAGTTTGGTTTTTGTTTTTACTTCTAGTACTTTAACCTTTACCTCTTTATTCATAGCTCCATCGTCATCTGCTTTTACAATAAGATTCATACCTTCCTCTACTTTGCTTTTATTATTTCCATCTAATAAAACCCACCTATAAAGTCCTTGTTCGTAAAATATAGTGCTGTATATATTATAATATATATCTCTATTAGCTTTTACGAAAAACTTAAATCTATCTGCCCAATAAGGAGGTTTGTTGTTGATTGTAATTTTTGCTGTATTGATATCTATTGAGTTTTCTACAGGCACAAAAATCTCTGCTGAATTACTCCCAATATTATTTGAAGGTTGAATTACAGAAGAATATCTACCATATTTATCTAAATAAACTATACCAAACTCATAGCTTCTATTACTTTTGAGTGACAAGCTGTTAGTGTTTGGTCTTAAAGTATAAGTAGAATCTGACTGAAACTCAAATTGCTCTGTAGTTTCTGTGCCTCCTGAATCTTTATATACAATAGTTGGCGCTAACAAAGTAATACTTGTAGATGTAGATGCGTCCACAGAAAATTCTCCGTATGTAGTGGTTGCAGCATTAGGATGCGCTGTAGTTGTTACGTTTTCTACAAAGTTACCATTCATGGCTGTTAAAAGCTCAATAAAATCATCAGATGATGCAAAATCACTAGCTGTAGTATATGACCTTGTCAACTGAACGGCATTGTCGCCAGTAAAAGAACCTCCAAAATAAAAATTGGGTGAAGACCCCGCTTGATCTGATTCTAAATCTAAAGCTATAAGTAATACACTACCTTTATTCAAATCTTTATTGGTGAAATCCAAAGTAAGTTTTGTATCAGAAGCTGTGATAGAAGTATTACCTTCTACACCTTCTTGAGACTCAGATACTTTTTCAGCTTTATAATCTATTTTTATAACACCAGAATCAGTAGAATTTTCTAATAAATCATACTGTGTTTCTATATTACCAAATACCAATCTGTTTTCAATAAAATCTTGTGCCTTAGCAGTTAAAGGAACATCATCAAAGACTCTATTTAATTCATCATCTGGTAAAGCCTTATATATTTTTTTATTTGAAAATGAAAATGTTTTTTCAACACTATCTAAAAATCCACTTTCTTTTTTATTTATAGTGTCAATTACATAAACTATACCTGTTTTTGGATTTTTAAAACATATTTGAATGTCTGAAACTCTTTTATCTCCAGTATTGTATTTGATTCTGTATGCATTGAAAACATTAAGCATACCTTTGTTCTCCATAGTTTCGGGATCTAAATCAAATATTCCTGCGGTAAATTGATAATTTGAAAATGCAGATAATGCAGAGTATTCTCCATCCAAATACTTATACCTATAAGCAAAAGCAAAAAAACTTTCTTTAACAGCATTCTCATCAACTTTTGGTGTGTTATATGGCGAGACTGTTGGTGCTTTTCTTGGTGGTTTTTTGTAAAGATTTATATCATCTTCATTAAAATTATTTTGACCATATCCTTTAGCTCTCTCAATATTAACGCTTCTTGGTGGATTTAATCCGTCAGTGAATAGTAAAAGGTTTTTATTATTAGATATGTTAAACACTACATTAGATCCTGTTATTTTGAAATCTTTATTGAAATTTAATACTTGATTGGCACCAGACCTGGTGTCTGATAATACTACTGCATTACGTTCTTTTTTAACATCATATTCATACACAAATGAATGCCCTGAATCATTAACTACAAACCAGTATATTTTTTCGTTAGCTTCGTCACACGCAGAGCCAATACAAACAGGATTTCCTGACTCTGAATTAAAAGTAAGCTTTGTGTTACCTTTTTCGTTTTCTATAGCCCCTACATCACCTCCTGCAGTATTTAATACTCTTATGTTAAGAGCATCAGTATACTCTCCTTTAGGGACAAGTCTTTCATCAACATCTTTGTTGAGTTTACCTTTTGAAAAATTACTACTTATCTTCATTATTTAATCCACTTATCTCTGCCTCTTAACGTCTGTGTTAGTTCGTGCAATTTAATAGTATTTAATCTTATTTTACAATTTCTCAAAGAAGCTGACGCTTGTTTTTGAGCTCTTCTTACTATATATTCTTGAACACCAAACTTAGATTTTAAAATACAAGATTGTAGATAATCATAAATAAAAGTTTCTGCTAATTTATGTAGCTTTATTTCACTATCTGCATAACCATACAAGCCGTCAGATACATACTCTATAATAATATTCTTTCCAGAAAGATTTGAACTAAATAAAATATAGCCTTTGTTTTTGTCAATTAAATAACTACCATTGTGATTTGCAGAACCCGTGTCTAATCCAAATCTTTTTCCTAAAACATTTGGGTGTGGTTCATCTAATTTTGTGTCTGTTTGTTCTCTCCAATTAGTTTCGATTACAGGTGTGCCAGTAAGCGCATTTCCATCATTATCTGTCAAAATGTTTCTATGCTCGGTGTTATCCTGTAAATAAGATGTAGGAGTAGTGGAATTGTAGTTTTGGGGTATAGGATGTGTCATTCCATCATCTCCTACGTAGGATATCTTAACAGGGCTAACAAAGTCGTGTGGTAAATGAACTTTGAGGGTTTCAGGAACCTGAATTTCAAATCCTACTAATTCTCTTAAAGCATCATAATTAAGCTCCTGTATTCCTCTTTTAGCATGAAATACAACTTCATTTCTATCTACTTTATTTATTACTTTATCGTCACCTACATAAGACAATAGAAAATTATTTATAATATCTTCTAATAGTAAATACTGATATGTCCCCCAGTTATCATTAGTTGGTGATGTACCATCGTTTTGGTAGTATTTTTTTTGCGTTATGCTTTGTCCTATTGTTGGCATCTAATTAAATATTTTGTTTTTGGAACTCTTGATTTTCAATAGCATTAGCTACTTCTATAACATCATTTTCTCTAATGCTTAGTCCAGCAAGTTTACATATCTTAATAACTAACTCTGTTTCGTCTGAACTTGATATTTCAAAATCAGTCGTTGAATCTTCGCTATACACAGGATCTCCAGAAACAGTGTAATACCCCCATACTGGATCTTCAGGTTTTCTAATGAAATTACACTTAAGTGGCTTTTCACTTCCCTGAGGTGTGCTAGCTGTATAATAAATACTTGTTGGTCTAGCAAATATCTTAGCGCCTTCTCTTTTATATACTGGATATGTAACAGTTGGTGAAGTAAGATTGCTGTTCACAATCATATCAAATT